CTACAGATTCAGGCATCCAATGCATTTGATTTTGTAGTACGTAGTAATCGAACATCCAAGGATTGTCGAAAGGTTTGTAATAATCTCGTGTGTCTAATAAGCTCATAGTTTCTCCGTGTTAAATTTTCTAATTAAATATTTCAAGTTTTTAATTACGTATCCAGCGTAATCATCTGTTTTTGAGAATGGATTTTTATTCTCATCTAAATAATCTACCCACATTCGGCTAGTAAATCCTCTAAATTCTAGTGTAAATATATTGCTAAATTCTTCTTGTCCCATACTACCCCTCACACGCTATGCATTCAACTTCATCTAACTTGATGCGTTGAACTTTAGTGTTTACATTCTCTGCGTTACGAGCAGCGTTTGTTCTAAAATAATACAAAGATTTTAACTTGTGCATACCATACCAATGTACATCATTAACATACTGCATGTATTCATCGTGAACTTCTTGTGCTTCAGTTGCTGTAGGAATAGTAAAAAATAAATTAACTGACTGGGCCTGGCATATAAACTCTTGACGTTGAGCTGCGTGTTCAACTAACCACATTTGGTCAAGTTCAGTAGCTGTTTTAAATATTTCTTTTTCTTCATCTGTTAAAATATCAAGGTGTTGTACTGAGCCTTCGTGTCCTGCAATATCTTTCCACACTTCTTTTAACTCATCAACTTTTAATTTCTTGTCTCGTAGTAATTCTTCTAAGTGTCTATTCTTGACTTGGAAAGACCCGGAAAGAGTTTTGTGTGTATAAACATTAGCACGGTATGGCTCAATCGAAGGAGATGTCCCACCACAAATAATACTAGAACTGGCATTAGGAGCAACAGCGAGGAGATGAGCATTCCTACGCCCACTGCCATTGATATCAGGAGCTTCGCCCCGTTCTTCTGCAAGTTTTTCAGATGCTTTGGTAGCTTGTTTCTTAATGTATTTGAATGCTTTGTGATTAAATCCCGTAGCATATATACCCTCAAAAGGAAGGCTGCGTGACTGGAGATACGAATGGAAACCCATTGCACCCAGACCCAACGACCTTTCTCGGTAAGCAGAGTAGGCAGATTTAGTAAACCCTTCTTTACCGGGCTTGATGTGTTTTTGAAACCTTTTAAAGTTTGCATTGTATTCTCCTAAGTTATCTGTATCGACAGCGTTATCAATGTAATGTTGTAAAACATTGTCGAGCATGGTTATCAAATCTTCTATGAACATAGGGTTCTCTGACCAATCATCAAAGTATTCTAAGTTGACACTTGATAAACAACAAACAGCTGTACGTTCTTCATTAGTTGCTAGTGTAATCTCTGAGCATAGGTTGCTTTGTTTAATATTTAATCCCAAAGCTTTCTGTTCTTTAGGTAAAGCTTTGTTACATGTATCAATGTTAATCATGTACGGTTCACCTGTCTCTGCTCTAGCGTTAATGATTTGCCACCAGAGGTCTCTAGCATTAACAACCTTAACAGCTTCGTGTGATTTAGGGTCAACCAGTCTCCAGTCTGTATCATCTTCTACAGCTTTAAGAAAATCATTTGTAATATTAATGCCGTTATGTAGGTTAAGATTCTTACGGTTAATATCACCACCAGATTCTTTACGCATGTTAATAAACTCTTCTATCTCTGGATGGCTAATGTCCATGTAAGCTGCATAGCTACCTCGTCTTGTAGTGCCCTGGTTAAAGGCTAACATCTGAGAATCTACGACATGCATGAAAGGGATAGAACCAGTAGACTTACTACCGTGAGTAGTAGAAACACCATTACTTCTAATGTCTCCCCAATATCCACCAATACCTCCACCTGAACTTGCCAACCAAATGTTTTCATTATAGTGAGCAGATAAACCATCCCGGCTGTCAGGTACATAATTAAGGAAACAGCTGATAGGAAGCCCACGACTTGTTCCCCCGTTACTAAGTATAGGAGTGCTAAACATGAACCAACAAGAGGAACTGTAGTGATAAAGTCTTTGAGCCAATTCAAAATCTGTGTGACCTTTGTAGGTTGCTCCGAAGACGGATGCTCTGGCGAAGGCTTCTTGTGCATGTGTTTCATTTACTTCTGTCTCTCCTTGTTCATTAACTTTTGTCCATAAGTATCTATCCTTGAGTGTATCAAGACTAAACTTATCTAAATTTCTTTCGTTGCTGTAATTAATTTTAATACCAAGATATTCCTTGATACCTACTTTGTCTTCTACCATTACATGTTCTCCTTATTGTGTATGTCTAACATTATAACAGTATAATGTATAATTTTTAACAAATCATTTCTGTTTTTACCTGCTTTATTTCCGTAACGTTTAGCATACTTCATAATATTACCCATACAAAAACCTTCTCCGTGGCCAGAGTCTATAATAACATCAGTGGCTTGATATTTATCAGATGCATAGTGTTGTCCGTATGTTGTATCAATGTATTCTTTTAGTTCTAGAATATGTTTATCTTCATTAAATTTATAGTTCATTAGTTCTCCAAGCATCAGGTAAAGTATCTTCACTGTACCATGTAAAATTATTTGTTTCAGCCCACTCAGCATGAGTTCTTTTTGTTCCATTTTTTCTTACGGTAGCTCCGGGCATAGGAGAGTAAGGTTTCTGAAATAAAAATACTAATTCAGTAAAACCTTTTGGCAAGGCTGCTCGAATATGTATGTACTTACTATACTCAGCGTGGTCCCAGAACCTGCCTTTTGCTTCTAGTAGAATTGTTTTACCATCTATTTTTTTTACAAAGTCAGGCTCGTACTTACGTTGTATGACATATTCTATTTTATCCCAATGGTGTTTCCAATCTTGTAGGATGGTTTGATGAATGTCATACTCCCATAAACTGTCATACCCTTTAGGTACTCCAGTCTTCTTAGGTCTTGGTTTACGTGGTGCTCGTTTCAATGTAGTTTCCTGTTAGCCCTGGAGTCTGCTTCACACTGAAACACTACAGCGAACATACTGATTGTTGCTGTATCTATATTCTCTAAAGTTTCTCCTTCTTCTTGTAATACTTTACCCAATTCAATTATTGCATTTTCTAAATCAGTTTTCATTTACTAAGTCCTCGACAGTTATGTCGTTTATATTTTTATATTTAATTAACTTTTTAATTTTTTTATTAATCAATTTTAAAGAAAAAGCAGATAGTCTTAATTGACCATTAGCATAAATGTGCGTATCTGTAGGGACTAACTTATGTGCTTGTTCTAGAGTAAGTTTCTTTGCTTCTTCTTCTGATACTAAAGTTTTTATCCAACTAATTAATAACATTAAAGATGTTCTTCTTATTTGTTTTGTTTTTCTACCGTTCATAGTACCTCCTGTACGTTTGGAACTTTGTTTATATGTGTAAAGTATACCGGCCCTGTTGAGTATTGAAAACCTCTTAAGCCGTTACCATTGTTTGAATCTTTATGGCATTCAAATTTATAAGGACACCAAGTACAACCTCTAGCTAACTTCATGTTACCTGCTTTACCTTCTGCTACAGGTTCATAACAAAACTCAGGTGGTTTTTTTTTCTTAACAATAGATTTAATAGATTTAATACGGTGTTTAATATTAGGCTTATCAAACTCTTCTGGTCGTAATAAAGTTAACTCTCCTGTTTCTTTATTTAAAACTAAAAATCCACCATTGCTTGTACCTTCTGCTTCTTCATACCCTGCAAGTTGTGCTAAGTATCCAAAGTTATCTTGCTCTGCTAGTGTCCCGTCTCTGAATTTCTTAAACGCAAAACCAGAAGCTGTCTTTACATCTACTACTTCACCATCAATCTTACAATCCATGTGACCTTTGATTCCACTAACAGAAATTTCTTTTTGTTCAGAGTCAATCTTATGCCCGGACATTTTAACAAAGAATAAAACTAACACTTCAAGTAAGTGTCCGTATAAAAATTTAATCATTGTGCTAGATTCCAATTCTCTAGCAGAAACATTTTTAGAATTCATGTCATACCACAGCTGACGAGAAGGCTTCCCGATGTTAGACATTCTTAATGTATTAACATTAGCTTTGTCTGCACCACGAGGAGTAGCCCAATGTTTTAAAGCACTGGCCATGTCTTCACCAAAGACTTTTAAATCCTGGTCGGTTAGTTTAATATCCTTACCCTTAGTTAAGGTAGATATAGTAGAGTAAATATCATCTACTAATGTATCTAGGTTTTTATTTTTTGGCATCTTCAAACTCCTTGAATGATTTAATTACATCAGACGAGAAAAGCTTTTGTAAATTAACTAAATACATTTGACTTGCATTGTGGTCTCCACCGGATACAGTTTTAAAGGTATCAAGTTTGTCAACAATAGTCCTAAGAACATCTGTTTTAAACACAAGGGTACAGTACTCGTT